TAATTGTGGTAAGTATAGAAATTTAGTTATTACTGAGGGTGAAATAGATTGTCTATCTTTACTTGAGATGTTGACTAAAGCCAAAGCCAAGTTTGATGTTGTATCAATTGTTAATGGTGCTCAATCGGCTAGACGTAATATTGCTAGTAACCTCGATTTTATTAACAAATATGAACGAGTAATACTGGCCTTTGATAATGATGAACCAGGAATTTCTGCTGCTAATGATGTCGCCCATGTTATAAAGCCTGGTAAAGCCCATATAGTTAATAGTGTTTATAAAGATGCTAACGATGCTTTATGTAAAGAACAATCTGATACTTACCTATCTAATATTTGGGGTGCTAAGGTCTATAAACCTGACAACTTTGTTAGTGGTGAAAAGATATGGGATGCATTTAAAGAGAGATCTACAGTTGAATCTGTTCCTTATCCTGCATGTCTTAAGGGTGTTAATGATAAAGTATTTGGTCAACGCCTAGGTGAGATTACTTTATTTACTTCAGGAACGGGATCTGGAAAGTCTACTGTTGTTAAAGAAACAATATTAAACTTATTAGATAAAACTGAATCTAAAGTAGGATTAATATCATTAGAGGAATCTATTGGTGATACTGCTACTAAACTTATAGGTATGGCTATTAATAAAAATATTAGAATGCCTGAGGATGTTACAGAAGACGAAGCACGTAAAGGTTATGAAAAGGTATTTGGCGATGAGAGATTAATTCTCTTAGACCACCAAGGATCTGTAGCTGATACTTCTTTGTTAGATAGGATTGAATACTTAGCAGCCTTAGGTTGTCAATATTTAATTCTTGACCATATCACAATCGCTGTAAGTGAGGGTGTTGATGGTGCAACTGGTAATGAAGCAGTTGATAAGGTTATGAGTTCTTTGTTGAAAATTGTTAAAAGATATAATGTTCACTTGACACTGATATCACACTTGAGAAAAAGTTCGGGTGAGGGTAAAAGTTTTGAAGAGGGTATTATGCCTAATCTAGATTCTATTAAAGGATCTGGATCAATTAAACAAATAAGTTTTGACATTATAGGTTTTGCTAGAAACATGATGGCATCTGAAAAATCTGATAGAAATATTGTAAAGTTTGCAGTGTTGAAGTCTAGGTTTAGCGGAGATACAGGCCCGTGTGGACAAGCAAGGTATGATGTAAACACTGGAAGATTGAATTATAGTGAAAGTAATTTAGCCTTTGAAGAAGTGTAATAACCAGTTTCGGTTAGAAGTTAATAATTGTATGTAAGACCTGATAAGGCAAACAGTTAACAGACAATGATACAAGGATGATAAATAGACTATCCTCTCTCAGTCTACATCAGTATTAGAAAACCGAAGCAGCTGAGCAACCTGTTTAAAAGGCTCACATAATTTTGAAAGGATATATGACTAATAGTGAAATTTTTGATGAAATAGAAAAGGAAGAAAAAATGAGAAACACATTGATTGATGCAGTTAAGAAACATGCTGAGGGAATTATTGCAAAGCATAAGGCTAATGTAGAAATTATATTAACTAAGACTGTAGCAGTAGCTGAACACCCTGATATTATTGAAACAATAGAAAAAGAATTAGATATTATAGCTAAGTATAATGATCAGTTAGAAATTTTAAAAAAGTATTTTAAATAAAATGTAAGGGGGCTTTTAAACCCCCTACATATTCTTATTTTAAAATTAATTTTACAATAGATTTTTCATTTAAATATATTTCTGTCTCAGCCATACTCTTTATACACTGATACTTTATATGTTCTTTTGCATCACGTTTAGCTATACGTGCATGTTTTAAACACAGACCCATTGAATCCTGAATCCTGTGTTCTTTTATTTCCCCATTAACGATCATTAACAAGGCTATTACCATCTCAGTTACCATAACTTTTACCGTTTTCCCTTACCTTATCTTTTAGATGCTCAATGTCTTCTAAAGCTTTATCTAGTTGTTCTCTTAAAAATTCTATATTAACTTTATTAGTCATATTCATTTCTTGAGTTTCTTCCATCTTCTCAACCGTTTTATATAAATCCTCAATTAAAAAATGTTGTTCCTGATCTGTAGGAACTTGTTCACTTTTCTTTAACAGATCATTTTCAAATAACTCTCTTGAGGTCTCTAGACTTGTAAGCCTTGCAGTTAATTCAGTATAGGCAAGAATCCCCATAGAGACACCTACGATTAATCCAATCATATTCTTGATAGGCATTGCTACTGAAGTGTTTTCAGATACTTTCATACTCTAGGCCCTCCAAATAAAGCAAGTAAACATAGCATCACTATTAATATAGCTGTAAATCTATAGTCCATTTGCGTCTCCATTATTTTTTTCTTTTCTTTTTTAATATTTTAACTCTTGATTGCCAACACCATTCAGTTAACTTAATCGAGTAAGTTTCTATTTTTGATATTGTATTATCAATAGCACCAAATAAATTATATATTATTTTATCCATTATTATATTCTCCCAAATAATTCCATTATAATTGTACCCATTCCGAGTACAACCATTCCAATCATACCAAGTACAGCCTTTTCATTTCTTTGCATTTGTGCTTTTAAATCATCTATTTTTTTATTAGTTTGATTCTGCATTATTCTGCATAATTTTTCATGATCATCTATTCTTTGATGTGCTGAATTCTTAGCCATTATTTTTTACCTTTAAATATTTGTGTCCCCTTAATACCATAAATAGATGCTACTACTAGAATCCATAAATTAGTAAACCAACTAGGGAGTGTAGCAAACATATCAAAAAATAATTTTACTTTATCCATAGCTGTTGGGTCATCCGACACAACTGCCCAAGCCAAAATTGCTATTGGCAAACTTAAAATTATGAGAACCGCCTCATCCTTCCAATCCGATTGCCTTGCCTCTAATAATTTTCCTTGGTATTGTTCTTCACCTCTAGCCATTTTAGACGCATGCATTAATTGTGCATCTGACATAGCCATTTTTGTTCTTTGTTTATTAGCATAAATTTTTGATCCTGCATTTACTGCTAACTTAATTGCACTTAACCACATATTATTATCTCCTTATCCTAAACCGTAAATTTTAATTGTACCCGCAGTCCATGTAATACCGTAATTATATAATATAAGTTTATTAACATTTGATATAGTACTAAGCCTATCCCCATAAGAAAAGTCTTCATAAGTACTATATGTTACTGAACTTGTCGTAAGACCACCTAATTCCATTAAATGCTTACCATAAGCTTGAAAAGAATTATTTTCATAACTACAAATAAAGTCATAATTATTATGTTTATGTGCTTCTTCAGATTCAAAAGCTGTTATAGCATGAACTTCTGTACCACCTGATCCTGCAGCGTGTTTTCTACCCATAGCACTATATGAACCACTATTTAAATAGTTTAATTGATTACTAGCATTTTTACATCTGAACACAATTTTACTAGCACTGCTAGAATAGAGATCAGTAATAAGAACTCTAAATTTATCATATGAACTAAAATCCATATCCATATCTATATCTGCACTAATCCCCGCTGCGTCATAAGTATTTACTAGTGTGTGTAGCCCACCGCCACCACCTGATAGTTCCGTACCACTTACATATAAAGCCATTATTCAATCTCCTTTAGGCAAAATTTAAACTTTTTACCATTTTTGTTGTTAATAATAAATAGATCCTCAGCACCCTCTTGAATTGTCCAATTACCAGTAGTCCCATCAACAGAGTTACCTTCTTTGTGTCTTTCATTAGATAAGTGTAAGTCACCAGTATAAATGTTTTGCCATTGTAAACTTGTAGAACCTAAGTCTTGAGCATTATCAGTAAACGGCATTATAGAACCATTAGTTCTTAATACAGTAATATTACTATCACCTAAAGTGATTTCATTTGAAACTGTAGACGCAGAAGGTTGAGCCTCACGCCCTATAATAATATTATTATTCCCAGAAGTAAGACTATGTCCCGCTCTTTCACCTAATGCAGTATTAGCATTACCACTGTTTTGTTGTAAGGCTTGAGCACCTACAGCAGTATTTTCATCAGCACCTGTTGTATTAGCAAGAGCAAAGTGACCTATAGCAGTATTACGCCCTGAAGAAGAACCTGTAAAACTTTGACCTGCACTATTACCTATAAGAGTATTAGCTATAGTATTTCCATCTAAAGCCGTACCCGCATTATTTCCTAAAGCAACGTTACTAGAACCTGTAGGGTAATTACCATCAAGTTTTATTGTACCATCTGATACATTTAAATTACCAGTACCTTGAATAGTATTTCCATTTAAGTCTAAATTACCACCAAGTTGAGGTGATGTATCATCTACAACATCTCCACCACCGCCACCTGCGGCTGCTAAAGTTATATTAGTACCATTCCAAGTTAATACATCACCATTAGTTGCACCTGAACTTAATCCAGGTATTCTTAATGAAGTTATATTAGTATCACCTAAAGTTATTTCATTATTTACATTTGAATCACTTGCTTGAGCATTATAA